GATGAGGCTAGGATAGAAACTGGTGAAGATTTGAGTATTGAAAGAACGGAAGATAGAAAATTAGATACAAAGAATCAAGGTTGGGGGTTCAAAGCAGTTAGCAGAGGAAATCAAGGTCGCTTCCCTGCAAATCTTTTATTAGATGAGATAAGTGCCAAGATACTAGATGAGCAGAGCGATAATGCCTCCCGTTTCTTTTATGTCGCAAAAGCAAGCAGGTCGGAACGAAATGCTGGACTGGAGGATATGCCCAAAAAAATAGGTGGCGGACTTAATGCAACCGTTTATGGAGATAGTAGAAACGGCAGGGTTACTATGCAACAGAATAATCACCCCACTGTGAAACCTATAAAATTGATGGACTATTTAGTAAAACTTACTAAAATGCCTAATCCTAATCAAATTTATTTAGACCCCTTTTTGGGAAGTGGCACAACCGCCATTGCAGTAGTCTTGAACGGGAGACACTTTATTGGAATCGAAAAAGAACCCGAATATGTTGAGATTGCAAAAGCGAGGATAAAGTATTGGAGTTCAAAAGCAAATCAAACCTTTGAGTTTGAGGAGGTTGAATATGGAGGAGAATAAGGATTTGGTTTTAGAGGACGGGACAAGGATACCAGAAAAATTAAGGCAAAGGTGTGAAGTATGGTCACGCCCCGTGGGCTATCTCCGCCCCGTCCAGCATTGGAACAAAGGAAAACAACAAGAGTTCAAGGAAAGAAAAGAGTTCACTATAAAGGAAAATGAATAAAGAGTTCTTTGTCTCCGCTTACAGAGATTTATTTGAACCCGCCGTAAGACGGGCTATGATAAAAGGTCTCCCCAGAGAGATGGCAGAGGATATGGTGCAAAACTTTTTTCTTGACTTATATGCAAAGGATGACGAATTGGTATTGCAGCAAAAGAGCCTTTTCTGGCAATTCCTTGATTGGCGTATTATAGATGAAAAGCGTAGAATTAAAGCCCGCTTGTTGAAGGCTCAAAAGATGAGAGAAAAACTTGACTTTTTAGACGAGATAATGACAGAGTGAATAATCAATTTCGCTATATATATGAGGGGAGCGAAGTCCCCCTCCTGACCCGACATCGGAGGCACAATTCAGGGTGTCTCCTGTGGGGCGTAATGCCCTACTCTCGTCAGGGGGCGACAAGCCCCCATTTTTCATTTATGGCATTCCACCAAACGCTCTGGATGTCTTGGACAAACTCTTAATTGTATCGTATAACTTCTTGGCTCGTGCTTGCTCTAATTGTTTCATTATCTTGTCAAGTTCTTCGCCTGTTTTGCCGCTATTTATAAGTCTTTGTCTTTGTGTGTTTAGCCATTCGTTGTAATAACTATTAAAAAGGTCAGTCAATCTGTTTGTCTGCTCTAATATAAGTGCAACCTCGTTGGGCGAGAGGGCGTTTAACTTTTGCAACACATCATCTCTATTTGTTTTTTGCTTCCATATATTACTATCTTTTATTTCATTTATCCACAATTGTTTAATGTTATTCATATACCTTGCAAAGTTTGGTGTCTGAATATAGTCTTGCGGCGTCTTTCCGCTATTTATCCAATCATTTTTCATTTGCGTCAAATAGTATATCTCTTGTCCTGCAACCTGTTTCATTAGTGTATAATCGTCCCAAGTCACCATAGTATTCCCTATTCTAATCGCTTGTTTAGGGTCAATATCATAGACACCTATAATTCCTTTTCCTATCAGTCCGTCTAAAATCTTTCGCTCTACAAGGTCGGCTGGCTTTCCTAATAATTCCTCGCCTGCATATTCGGACAGATACGGCACTATTACTTTTAAGAAGAAAAGTCCACGATAAGCATTTAATTGAAGTGGCGTTAAGTTTTCCTTATTTACGGGATAGATACTCGCTCCATCATATGGGTCTTTATCATTCGCCAGTCCTGTTAGAAATCTTATAATTGGGTTCAAAAGGAACTCTATGCCTCGTGCTTCTCTAACCCCCCATTGTTTCAATGTGTTGATAGCCGCCTGTTTTATGTCCTCTTCTCCGTTAAGATATTTGTATGCCTCGCCGACTGCGATGGAGAACACTTTTGAACCTATCAGAATATCAGGTGGTAGTTGAGGCATCCACACCCTAATTGTTCCGTCTGGGTTTTGTCCCAAGATAATATGTGTTCTATCTCTTACGCTGTCTGGTAATTGCACTTCAAGGTCTTTGTGAACTCTGTGGTTGTATATTTCGGCTGCAATAGGTATGCCGAGAACAAAGCCAAGAGTTTTAAGTGGGTGTCTGGTAAAGAACCTCCAAAATTGCCAACTTGCTTTAAAATACCAAGTGCCGAGAGGGAACGCCCCACCTCTAATAAGGCGGTCATAGGTTTTAGACGCCCAAGCATAGTCAAATTCAATGTCTCTTGCTATCTTGCCAAGTGCGTGGTAAGGGTCTTTTTTCAAATCATCAATGTATATCCAATCGTGTTTTGCTATTGTTTGGTCTGCAAGCCCCGCCTCATACCTTCTATACAGATAGGAAGCATAAGCAACCCTCAAAAACGACTCACGAATTTGGGATGATTTGGTTATAAGGTTCAAAAATTGTGCAATTGGATTATTGCCTTTATGTGTTTCTGTTAACAAATAAGTTGAGCCTACAACATCGTTATCGTTAATAAACTTTGTCAACTTCTCTGAATACGGGTCTTTTACCCCAGCAAGCCATCTTAACGCCGTATCAAATTCCTTTATTACCGCCTCTGGTTCTGGTGATTGTAATAACATAAAATACATATCTCCTATTAGGTTGTTGATGTTGAATTTTGGATATGATGATAGAATTGCCATACTTTTCCAATATCTGACTGCGGTGTTCATTATATACAAGAATTTATTACCTCTATCTGTGAAATGAGTAAATGTTTGGTATATTTCCTCCGGAACGAGATAAGTTTTATGGTATCGTCCAAAAGCAAAATATCCTTCCTCTGTCTTAAAAATCGTTCTCTTAAATCTGGCTGGGGTGTAGCCGTAATACTTTTTCCCGTCAATTTCATATATTTTGTTCGGCACAACATCTTTTATCCTTCCGTTCTCATCAACGCCGAATATCTTTGCTCTCTGTTGTTTGTTTAATTTAGGAAGGATATCATATTCTGTTGCAAGGTTTGTAATAAAGTCTTGTATTTCATTATCCACCATTACTTCAACGAACTGATGGATAATAGCCTCTGGGTCGGTTCTTACTTCTTTTGTTGTCCCTTTTGCTTCTTTAAGATACCCCCTCACAGGATTTTTAAGTGAACGAGGGACACCTTTATATAGGTATGGAGTATATTCTACAACATAAAATCTCGAATAATTTTCAAGCAATTCATCAGGCTCTAAAAGTCCTCTCTGTATCTGTTCTTGTGTCAGTGCGTCTCTTAATTGTCTAAAAGTTTTTACAGCCTTGATAACTTTATCATTTGCTTGCTTCATTAAATCATCTACAATTTGTTGTTGCTGTTTCAATGTTCTTGTTGGGTTTCCACGCCCAGCCTTTATTCTACCCAACTCGCTTAATTCTTTAATAAGTTGTCCTGTTAACTTTGCTTCATCTTTATTCAGCCCGCCATAGATAGAAAGGTAAACCCTCTCTGCCTTATCGCCAACTATTTCGTTAAGCCTGCCATATAACAATCTTATGTCATTCCTTGTATGCATAGCCAAGTCTGGATAGAATTGGAGATGTTTATACATATCTTGTGTTTCCTCAATGATAGTCTTTAAGCCACCAAGTAAGTCCCTAAAAAACTCTTTTGTTGCTGTAAAGTCAGGGACTTCTATGGTAATACTCCCACGCTTTTCACTTAATTCTTGGCTCTTTTCTTCATATGCTTTATCAAGCAAATCCTCAAAAGAGCCTTTTTGTTCCGCCTTTAAAGCCCCCTTTTGTTCTGTCTTACTTGTTGTCTTGCCTAACTGCGATTGCAATTGCGATATCTGTGCTTGTGTTTGTTCTAATTCTTGTTCTTTGGCTTGCTTCAATTTTTCTAATTGGTCTATCATTTTGTCTATATTGCCTTTGAGTCCATATTTCATTTTCACCAAAGCAGAGTTTTCTTGGTCGCCAGAGTAAAGTATCTCCAAGTCATTAGCCATATGGTCTAATATCATATTTAGGGCGGTAGCCCTGCCTTTTAGTTTCTGTAAAAGTTCTTGCTGTTTCTCTAATAACTCTTGTTGTTTATTCTTTTCTGTCTTGACTTCCTGTTGTTGTGTTTCTTGTTTTGGCGTTTCAACCTTTGGCGTCTCTGTTTGTGGCGTCTCTGGTTTTGGAGTTTCTGCAACGCGTTGCAGTGGCTCTTGCCGTCCCTCTTGCATTGCCTCAAATCTTGCTAATTTCTCTTTTAGTGCCTCTAATTGTTTTGCCCAATTGGTTTCATTGATATCTTTTCTTATGACTTGTCTCTTGCCGTGAACCTCTTTTAGATGTGATTGTTCTAATTTCTTTTCTAACTCCGCTATTTCTTTTTTAATCTTTTCTGGCGTCAGTGTTAATTCGTCCCAAACGTCCAGAGCGGTAAAGGGCATAAATTTGTTCTTTGCTATGTATTCGGCAAGTGCTGTTTGAGACATATTCTTTTTCAGCACTTTATTTTGCAAATCTTTAATCATTTGCTGTTTTATAACTTCTCTATCTGTTATTCTGTCTAATGGTTTGCTTGTCTGTGTTTGAGGCTCATTAGACAATTTGCCCCTTATCGTTACGAACCCAAAACTGCTATCGCCCCACGGTATGAGGTATTTCCTCTGCTCCTCTGGTAAGGCACTTGGATTGTCATATCTTTGTAGGTGTATAAGTTCTTTGTCATCAAGGTCTAAAAGGATTTGCTTTGCCTGCTCCTCACTGATGTTAAATCGTTTCATCAGTTCTGGGACAACATCCCAAGTAGGAACAGAGTTGCCATAGTGTTTAGCGATATCTATGTCTTTGATTGTTTTTATAACATCTTGGTCTGGAACATTTACTGCAACACGTTGCAGCGGTTGAGTTTCCGCTGGGGGCTGGACTTCGGGCTGTGCCTTTTCTGTTGGCTGTAAATATTCCTTTGCTCTTTCAATCGCATTTTTGCCTTTAAAGATTTTGCTCTTTTCTCCGAACTTTTCAACCACTAATTTAGAGACATTTCCTTTATCGTCTAATTGCCCTGTTATTGCACCGACGCCATCTTTTCTCACATAGAAGTATGTGTCATCGCTATCAACAATATTAAAGTCAGGGAATAATTTTTGTGCCAATTCTTTTCCTTTGTTTATTTCCTCTTGTGGTTTAACTTCTGGTTTAGTCTCTGGTTTTACTGCAACGCGTTGCAGTGGTTGTGTTTCGGGTGTCTCTGTTGAGGTTGGTGCAGAAGGCGTGGCTTCTGTTTGTGGTGTTGACGATTGTTTATTTAGACCAACAAATTCCAAAGTATCTTGGGTTGGACGAGAAAGGGAAAGACCGGGGAAATGTGCCGCTAATAATATTGCTTTTGGCTTGCGATTACTATCAAATAATACAAACGTAGGCAATTCACCACGACCCTCTGGCGGGATTACTCTCACCTCTGTATCTGGAAGGTATTGTTTTAATAGTTTTAACAGTGGCATTTCAACAGCGTCAAATCTATTCGGCGTGACATAGATGCCAAATGTCATCTCTGGGGTAATACGCACTCCTATAAATCTGGCAGGTTCTGTATTTTCATATTTAACTTTTTGAATTAAACTGCTTATATACTCATCTGTGAGGGGTTCAGATTGATTTACCAAATCTCTTACTTGCTGTTCCGTAAGCCCTTTCCTTTTTAGGTAGTTCACAACTTGTTTAAAAGCCTGCTCTCTTAATTTGGCGGCGGCGTTTTCGTCATTAACTACAAATGTAGTGTCTGTAAAATATTTATCTCCACCTAACACTTGTAAGATTGTTTTGTTTTTCAGTTTAAGTTGTTCTACTATTTCTTTTCCAGCGTCACGTGGAGGAATTGACTTTAATGCCTCATTTTCATCTAACACAAAGTCCAGATTTGTTAGCGTTGCTTTCCCTGTTAAAAAGTCCCGTTTCTCCTTTTCCGAGAATTGTTCAAAAGGTTTGCCAAACGTCTCTTGTATTTTCTTGTTAATTTTGACTTGGTAGTCTTTAACGTTCTCTGTTCGCCCCGCACTTACTTGTTGTGTCTCAACAGGCTTTACTTCTGGTGCAGGGGCTTCAACCTTTTGAGTTTCAACAGGTTTTTCTGCTGGTCTTAACAAATTCTCTGCAACAAGGTCTTTGCTTCCTTTTAGTCTATAAAAGGTTTTTCCGTTCACTTCAAACGCCTTTTCTATCTCACCTTTTCTTATAACATTATTCTGGTGGTCTACTTCCTCTACAAGGTCTCCAATCTTAAATTGGGTTTTCTTGTTAGATGGAATTTCTGTAATTTTAAAAGGACTTTGCTTTGTTGTTTTGGGTGTTTCTACACTTGGCGTTTTTGGCGTTTCTTTGGCAATTTCCGAAGTCCCCTTAAAAACAGCACCAACAGTTGTCTCTGGTGTCTTAATTACATCCTCTGGAACTTTTACACCAAACTTTTCAACTTCACTCTTAAACTTATCAGCTGCCTCTTTTGGTAAGTGAATTGATAATACACCACCTTTATTGACATAGTTCTCTATTATTTTAACTTGGTCTTCTTGGGTTAAAACAATTTCTTTTGCTGGTGTTTCTGTTGGGACAGCAAAAGGCAATCCTTTTGAGTCATAGCCTTTTATCATATTTAGATATGCCAATCCATTCTTTGTTGTTCTACTTAATATTCTCACAAGGATTTTATCTGGGGATTCTTTTTCTGCCGCTTCTTTAAATGACGAATCTATTTGCACCAAATAATCAACATCTCGTTTCATAAGATATGTTGCTTTTAAAGCGTTATATACATTTGCAAGTTCCTCGTTCTCTGGATTTACAGCGTGGAATAGATACGCTTTGTTAATTGTCTCTGCAACCTTTTTTGCTTCATCTTTTGACATCTCTGGATAGACTTGTTGAATTTTATTTATTGTTTCTTGTAGTCCATATTCTCCTCTATCTAAATCATCAAGATATTTTGATACTTTTACTCCGTCCATTAAAGTCGTGACGAACCCAATTCCCATATTTGTTGCAATTTTTGGTATATCATCTTTCGTTATTTTACCATTCCTAATTAACAAAGATATTATAGTCTGGACGCCAAAGCCAAGAGTAGATGAGGCAAGCCTTTTTATCAAACTTGGAGATGCCCCCGCCAATGCCGATACGTATCCAAATGTAGCTGTATCAAGGGCTTCAACTCCAATCTTTGCAAGTGAATGCTCATTATCTAATAATTGCCTGAAAAATTCCTGTGAACCACCTATGATACCCCAAGTAGCGGCTTCTGATGTTCCATTGATTAAGAATCTTGCTAATGTTCTATTTAATAAATTCAATCCTTCTGTTGCCTTCCATAATTTATCAGCGATAGGTGCACCTATTAGAGGAGACAAGGCTTTAAAGGCTATGGCATTACCAATTATTGTTCCTACGGCTTTTGCCACTTCCCCTTCTATTGTATCACTTGGTTCTGGGTCATCAGGGAACACAGATTTGAAATTCTTTTCATTTACTCCAACAACAGAAGCAAGTCCTAACTTAAAAGATGAATTGATTTCTGGTATTTCAAGGCGAATTTTCTCTAATAAAGTTGGCGGTCTTAATACTCCCGCATAAGGACTTGCTGCTTTTAGAATAGTTTGTTTTGACTCTTCTTCAAAAGGTGCACCGATGGTTGTGTTCGAGACTTCGGGCTTGGGTGCAGTCCCAGCCTTTCTCATCTTTTCGTATGCATTAAATCTTTGTTGGTTCTTAAAAAAGTCCTCAATTGCTTTTCCTCTTTCAATCTCGTATTTAGGGACAAAGTCATTAGGAGTGGTGGGTTTTAATTTCCCTTGTCTTGCTTGCTCGTATTTCTGCGTTCTTTGTTTGCTCTTGAAAAAGTCCTCCATCGCCTTGCCCCTCTCTATCTCATACGATGGGACTTGTGCGTTAGGCGATGGGGCACCTATGGTCGTGTTTGGAATTAAGGGCTTTTCTGTTGGTTTTTGTATTGGCTTGTTTTGTTCCTTGTTTTGTTTTATTGGCGGTGGAATAATGAAAGATGATTTAGTTGGGATATATAACTTAATCTTGCCAGACATATTCTACCTCCTTAATCAAATAGGTTGAGAACAAAAGTCATTGTAGATGTAATCGTATCATTATCAAGCGTAATTTTGTATTCTTTTTTAAATTTGTTTATAATGTCTGAAATATACGCCTTCTTATCGGCGTCAGCCGCAGCGGCAAAACGTGTGGCGAACTCTTTTAATGAACCGTAATCTACTGCAATTTGTTTTAATAGCAACGCTTCTGGGGTATTTGTGTTTATAGTGTTTAAAAGTTCTACTGCACCATCAGGGCTAAAAACATCTGCCAATTCTTTAAACGCTGATAAAAAGTTTCCTCTGTTTTTTGGTTCAAGTGCGTGTAATACTTGTGAGATTGCTGATATTGCTTTTTTATCATCCTCTGTTAACGTTCTTTTTTCTCCCGTAGTCAAATCAATAACATTTCCATCTTGCAACATAGCGTCCAATTTATCTGGTTGCATTTTAATATACGGGAGATATCTTTGCACCCAAGTTTCAACATCTGCTTCTGACGAGGACGACGATTGTTTAAGTGCTAACTCTGCTTCTTTAAGACCCATCTCTTGTGCAAACTTTTCTTTGTCCCACAAGAAGGTCTGTTTAAACTGTTCTTCGTCCCAACCTAATTTAGCCCAAAACTCTTTTGTGTCTTCAAAAAAGGACAGAACAGATTGCTGATATTGCATATATGCAAGGTCAAGGTCTTGCTGCTTCCACTTGTCTTCATACTGAAGTCTTAACATAGGAATGTAAATCTTTTCCATATAATCCATAGCGTCCTTCTGGCTCTGTATCTCTTGTTCCCTTCTATACAATTCATTTTCAAGCGGGAGATTAAGTTTATCAATCTCTATTTGTGCGTCCAAAAGAGCCTTTTCTTGCTTAATGGCGTCAATCTTATCTTTATCTTTTTCAATCAATTGGAGTTTATCTAACGCCTCTCTTGCCATCAATTCGTTCTGCAATTGTGCCTCTGACATCTTGGTATTCGCTGTTAGGATAGCAATCTGGGCGTCTATTTGAGCCTTGTATTGAAGGACTTGCATATGAACCTTGTTTTTCTCTGACACCCCTTGTGCCTCTATCTGGTTCAACGCTCTGGTGGTTAAGCCTGAAAAGTATATGCCTCTCGCCGCCATTTCCTCTTTTGATTTAGATTTTGCCGCCTCAACATTCTTGTCAATCTCCTCATATGCCGTTTTTTCATATTCATCATAAGCCCCTTTGGTTGCGGCGATGGCTGAGGTTGCTTCCGAGAGTGCCTTTTCCATTGTTTGTATTGACTGGTCTATTAGTCCCTTGTATGTCTCGTGTATTTGATTTAGTAAATCGTTTTCACCACTTTGAATTTCTTGTATCAATTGGTCATAAGTTTTATTCATAACATCAGCCTGATTTATTTTCTCTTGTAGTTGTATTTCGGGAACTGTCATCTTTGTAAGGTCTTGTTTATTTTCCTCGCTTGTTGTTTCTGTTGTTTCTGTTGTTCCTGTTGTTCCTGTCGTTCCTGTCGTTCCTGTCGTTCCAATATCAAGTCCTAATTCTTTTGCAAAAGGTGCAAGAGCCTTTTCTATATCAGTCTGACTTACATAAGTTGTTCCATTGTAAAGACTACCTATTTGTTGTGGTGTCCCTAATTTAAAGGTTTTATCTCCAACTTTTAATATAACCTGATTACTATCCTTGTCCCAAGTGACGCTTGCCCCTGTAACTCCTTTGCTCTCTAAATACTTTGGCAGAGCCTCTCTAATGGGGTCTTTTTGTCTCTTAATTCCGTTCATACTCATAGCGGTATCAATATAATTTGGCGTGGTATACCAAGTCCCGTTAATTATTTGTCCTTCCTCTGAACTTCTTGGCTTGCCGAGATTGAATTCTTTATCGCCTGTTTTGATTGTCAAGCCTTTTGTATTATCCCAAGAAAGGGCGTCGTCGGACAAGCCATAGACATCTTTTAAGAAATTCCTAATTGGGACGGTTCCCGCTGGGGCTGGCACGCTTGATTGATTAGATTGTCCTGTTTGCGTAACGTTTCCTGTTGCAGTCTTTCCATAGGTAGGAACAGAGACACCCTGTTGTTGTGTTGCTTGTGTGGGCTGTGTTTTTTGTGTTGTCTGTGTAGTTTGCGTATTAGATGTGAATAGGCTTGGCATTATACGTTGGAGCGGGCTTGTATCAATACCCATAGATTGTAAAGTTTGGAGTGTCTTTTGCTCTGGCGTAATATCTGTATCGGGTGTAAGTCCCAGATTTTGTATTCCTTTTTCATAACTTGTATACTTCCCCACTATGGGGTCGTTGTCTGGGTCTTTAATAACTCCCTCGTCCACAAGCCTTTTTCTTGCCTCGTCTGCAAGTTGCGTGACGTATGGTTTAACTTCTTTTGGCATTTGGTTGTAAATGCTTTTGAGCCATAGAATGAACTTAATTAGATAATTTGTGTTTGCCACGGCTCACCTCCTAAATTGTCTTTTCAATGATAATTCTGTTCCTTGTGTTTATCTTTTTGTTGTGTGTATAGTAATCCTGCTGGGCTTTTAAGAAAAGGGCGAGTTCGTATTGAGCGGCTGATAGGTTTTCATCTTTCATATAAGCAATGCCGAGGACATAATGTTTGATGGCGTTTTCATACATAGGTGGAATGTCAATAGTATCTGTTGCATTTTGCACCATCGTTGGCACTCTGTATCCATAGGCATAGAGAGTGCCGTCTTTTTCAAAAGGTGTATCGAAATAGAGCGTATTTGCAAACACTTCATAATCATCAGCGTCAATTAAATCTCTGGTTGTTCCATCATCAAATTCAATCTTGATAAACCTTACAATGTTTGGGTCAAAAGGCACTTCTTGGTCGCCTTTTTTAACATCATATTCCCATACCGCCTCAATGCCTTTTCTCTTGTAAAACTCTTTTAGTCCGTCGTTAATCCAAGTCATTATCTCACTATCAGTTAAGTAGCCATTAACGGGAGAGATAATAATACTTCTCACATAGTTGATAACATCTTGTGCTGTCATTTTTCACCTCCTATACTGCTTGAATAGTTTTAATGTTTCCATTTGTGTCTTTATATTTAAAAGTATTTGCCGACGAGTCAAACCACAAATCTCCACCCTGATAAATGTAGTTAAACTTTAGACCTTTTCCTGCTGGTAACATTACTCCTACTGATGTGGTTAAGTAATAATTGTAGTTGTAGTATAGTTCCGACAAAGATGTTGCTGTTCCTATGTTTACAGCATTGTTTACATACAAAGATGGACTAATATACACGGAATATGAAGTATTGGCTTGTATGTAGATGTTGTTGCCGTTTAATGTTTTGATGTATAAATCACCAGCACCCTCCTGTATGTAGTGATACAATTGAGACATATAATAAAACTGAATTTGTGGAGGCGCATAAGACGGTTGTCCTTCTATTTTGATGTATGTATATGCATACTCATTGGTTTGAAAAGTGCTTCCTGTTATTGTTGTGCCTGTAATTGTGCCGCCAGAGATTGTTCCGCCAGAAATATATGGCGATGAAATACTTACATTGGATAGAATGTTGTCTACATATATTGTGCCTTTTACTGACAGCGACGAACCATCCCATTTAATATATTGTGATGAGTTGCCTATGCTAAATGTATAGTTTCCATTGTAATATCCAAGCCAAAAGCCACTATTCGTGTCAGCAAAATAACTTTTTCCACCTGCAATGTATCCTGAACTACTTAATGTTATGTATGGGGAAGTAATGCTGATATTAGCAGTAATAGAGTTTGCCTCAACGTTTCCTCTGACCGTTAGCGTATTCCCGTCCCAATACAAATATTGATTATTGTATTGAGAGCCTAAAAACATACGTCCATCACTTCTAATATATACACCCCAACCAGTGCCGTTCCAATACCCCATAAATTGATTAGTCATATATAAGCCAGCCTGATTAGAAGGTGGGTTCCAAATTGCGTTGCTTTGAAAAACGGTTGCCCACTTTCCATCTGGCGTGATGTATGAATATGCCAAGCCTCCACCTTGCAATTGTGTTGCTGTTGCCTTTTTGTAGGTCACGCCATCGTTGATTGCGTCCAAGCCACCAGAATTGTTGATGTCTTGTGCCGCTCCACCGACAGGGATTTTGGTGCTTGGGTCATAACCGGGTGCAAATTGAGTTTGAGAGTATATGTAAATATGTCCTGCTTGTATATCAGTTTTTAAGACCTTTGAATATTGTGTTCCATCTTTTAAGTCGTCCAAACTTCCTTGCACTTGCGACAAGATGACTAATCCATCGGCTGTGAGTGCTGACTTCTTAACCATACCATAAACACTACCAATTTGTATGTTATCTGATATCACCAATCCATCTGGTGTTAAAGCCGCCGCCTTAACTCTACGGAATGTCGTTCCATCTGGTAATTGGTCTAAATTCAAGGCACCGAGGGGCACCCATTGTGTCCCGTCCCACCTTTTTAAAATATTTGGTGTTGAGCCTGTATCAAGCCATAGTCTGCTTGTATCATCTGGGGGCGTCTTTCCTCTGTAAATACCACTCTCTTTACTATCCCAAGATGCCTTTTCAGCGTCCGTTACGGTTTTAAAATCTGAACTTTGTATTACACTTGACAAAAGGATATGTCCCGCCTGTATATCTGTGCTTTTGACTAATCCATATTCACCTGTGACCACCTTATCTAATAAAACCATTCCATCGGCTGTGATGGCGACAGACTTAACTCTTTTATACATTGAGCCATCTGAAATATTGTCTAATGTATCCTTGCCTTTATCGAAAGCCTGAAAAGCAAGCCTATCCGCTGTTATTGTTCCTGCTCTAATATTCTGTGCCGTTACCGAGCCTGCTATGATTGAGTTCCCAGATATCCTTACCCCACCACCTGCCGTATCAAGGGCTTGGAATTGTGCCATACCTAATTCATCATCATACCAAGCGTATGCAAGAACGATTGCAGTGTCGCCATCTGGATATGTCTCTGACTTTTTCATCTCCAATGTTGCACTATCTGCTGGCTCATCGCTATCTTGGTCTTTTACCCATTCAACATAAAAGTAATATGCGTTGTCGCCTGCTTTAAATTGATAAGAGCCAGCACTAATCGTTTGTTGCACTTGAACAACTTGTAAGTCCCCCATCGTGTCTCCGGGTGTATATTTCATTTTCATTAAATATGCAACACCATCAGTCCATTGCAAGGTATTATTGTTTGTCCCTCCGACGCTAAATACAACCGTCGTGCCTTTTACTCTATTGGGGACGGTTATCTTAAAAGCGGTTATTGCTCCTGCCTGCAATTGAACAGCCCCAATAGCCCCAGCGGCTATCTGGTCGGAGGTTATGCTATGGGCTTTTATCTTTTTAGCATTGATAGTCCCAACCTCGTTATCATTAACAGAACCTGTTGCCAATTCATCCTCTGATATACCAAAGACAGGTGCTTTAATGAAATCGTCTTGTTTAGACATAGCCAACACCTCTCATCTTTGAAAGTAATTCCATACCAACAATTTCAACAGGTTGATTGCCTGATAATTGAATTTGTGCTTGCTCAAAAAGAGGGAACGAAAGAATAAACTCATCACTTTGCCCCTTGGACATATCAAGCGTTCCAACATTGTAAGTTGTCCCGTCTAAAATGAGATTAACATTTATTGTTGCTTGCGTTGGTTTGTGTAAAATTCTCAAAAGGATAGGTCTCTTGTATGCCTCTAAATCTCCGTAATGTATTGTCCTTGTTGTAAGTGTCCAACCTAAAACACCAGAGCCTTGCCCCCATTTATACAATTTGCCATCAGATGTTCCAAGCCAGAGATTATTCTTATCCGAATACAGACAGGAAGTATTTGGATAAGAATAATGCTCAAATGTTTTAGTCTGTGTATTATAGACACCTATATCATCGCCATTGTTATAATAAACTTTTGCGTCGTAAACAGCGACATTATAATAGGTTGCGGGGTGCCAATACTTTTTCAAAGCCTTTGAAATAAGGATATCTTGTGAGGCTAAAATACAAAGCCCTTCTGGACTTAAATAGTAAACATAGTCATAGTAATCAACCTGATTGTCTATTGTTGTCAATCGCCCTACATAAATTGTATTTGTAATAAAGTTGCTTGGTGATTGTCCAACGATTTCTTGTATCCTGCTCTCTTGGAAAATGATTATCCTTCTATTCCAAATTGCCATGCCTGTTATGTTCGACGAGTCTTCGGAACGCATATCAATGAAGTTATTGACGGTTTCTGTTCCATTGTCCTCTGCTACATACCAAGACTTAAAAGCATTGTCCACAATACCACTCCAACGCACCCTTTGTGGTGCGTAGGTAAAATCAGTCGGCGTTGTCTTTTTGTTCTCATACAAATCACCAGCGGCGAATAAGTAGGTTTGCCAGAGCAAAAGGTATTTGCTCCTAGGTGCCTCTTGCATAGCGGACATTGTTGTCCCATCGTAAGTGAATAGTCCATCGGTATGGTGCATAATGTAAAGAGTGTCAAAGAAGCCCCCCGAGAAGGCTAACTTCTCGGAGGTGCTGAATGTGTAAACTAATAAAATAGTGTTTCCATCATATTTGTATAACTTGTTTCCAGCCTGTATCATAACCAAATTTGTTCCAGCGACATCCCTTTTCCAAGTAAATACGGTTATGATAGGGGCTGTAAAAGTGCCAACTAAAAGAGGTTTAGGTATAGATGAAAGCGTTGCTTGGTTTGTAATTGTTATGTTTGTTGCGTCGGCTAAAAAGCCATCGGGTAAAAGTGTAGGGTCTATATCTGTTTGAACCCCTTTCCAGCCTGTTAATCTATCAATGTATGAGTTATGCAATTTACCTTTTTGCACCATTTTCGTCCTCCAATCCGTATAACTTTTTTCTTATAAAGTCTCTTACACAATCCTCCAAGTAAAAACTCATTTCCTCATCGTGTTTAAATTTAAAGCCCTTTTCTTCAAGTGCAAACTGAATGAAGTGTCCGAACTCGTGGGCTAAAACTTCCGCTGTCGCAACATTCTTAATTACTCTTATCTCGGTCAGCGGGGCTTTATGCAACTTTTTAAATCGGAACATAATATCAGCGGAGTTGCCATCATCATTAAGCATTTTATCTCCTTCTTCACTGCAAGCGTCAAGCCAAACAATTCTTATATATTCAACCTTTCTTTCCTTCTCCATACTATCCATTTAGCAAATTCTTTAAGTCTTGCACTTTTGCTGGTGGCAATGGAGGGTAAACCTCATTGACATCAGCCCCGAACTTGCGAGGGTGGACATCTTTTTCATTAAAAGTGAAAAGCGGTGTATAAAAAGATGGCACAGGTTTTAATGCCTGTAATGGTTGCCCAAGCGTTGTTTCTAATAAAAACTCCTGTCCGTTAAGCATAACCGTAGCCCAAGCGTGTCCGTAAATAGAGCCATCAATCTCAACCGTCCCTATATTTGCCCAAGCGTTTATACCATTCGCTCTTAACAAAGAGACCAAAAGGTAAGTCCCATCTTCACAATCAACCCAAATGTTTCCACCATTTTGATGTTTTACAGCCAAAGTGAATATAGGCAAGTTCCAAGTATCAGCCCCGCCTTTTAGAATAGTATGTCCATTATTCTTAACTTCAAGGTTATCCGTTTCATAATGATAGCCACTTTCCAGCCAGTCGTATGTTGCTGTTATCGTCGCCATCTCATTATCTTTTTTTAGTTGTGCCGCCTGTAATTGAATTGCTATCTGGTTGGGAGTAATAAAAGATGTCAATATTTCTGGCTCGCCCCAGAGTTTGTCTTTTACTACATACTTTTCATTTCCAGAGGAGGTTTGTGAATTTTCATTTGTATTTAAATTCCCACGCACTACCAAGACGACTAAAAAGATACTTAAAACAACGCTAATAATAGTCGTTATTATTAACATTTTTCTCATTGTCCTCCCTCTCTTTTTATGGTTTTAATAAATTTTGTAATTCTTTTACTGCCTTTTCTGGTAAGCCTATTTGTCCAACATTAACCTGTTGGATACCGTGGGGTATCTTGGATACCCCAACGGGTAAAAGGACTAAACTTGTGAGTATAAGGCTTATGATTATTATTTCAATCACGCTCACTCTATCATTAGTATGGTGTGCCAACTTGTCCATACCAATACCCGCCATCGCAACCTCCCCTGTGCAGAACGATGTTCTGGACAGCAAAATAGACCTTTTGAGTGTCTGTCTCAAAATAGTATAATATCTTTGCATTACTTATCCTATTTCCATCTTTGTCATACCCCTCTTTATGGCTCAAAATCTTTACATAGCCTGTTATTGAGTTATATTCCTGCTCATACCATTTATTTTTGTGTTTGTCATCCTCATCTCTTACAGGCACGGTATAGTCAAACCAATTCTCGCCGTTTGTCCAGACCGTTACGGGTTCGTGTTCCCCGATACGAAAGTGGACATAGAGAGGCTTTTCTATTTGCTCGTTTCCCATAGAACGATATGTCAACCCTGCAACAGGGCGACCCCACAAAAAAGGTCTGTATGAAGGCATTACAATTGGAGTATCAAATCCTTTGATTGAGAGGTCGCTTTTTAAAACATTAACCGCCTTTTGGAATTGTATAACATCAATCAATAAGGTGATTAGAAAAACCACAGCAATACCTATAATTGCTTTTTTCATATTTCACCTCGCTTGGAACATTAGATTAAAAAGGTTTATCAGAAAAGTCCAATTCAAAGCCTGTGATAGAAGCAGAACGATAACGATTGCAACAAGTATAATTCTTAAAACCAAATACAGGTCGTTCCAATTTTTAACCTTAAATCCTTCTCCCCACTTCATCTGCTTTTACCCGTGCCTGCATAATTTTCAAATCCTTATTAGCGTTAAACCAATCAACAAAAATGTGTGCAAGGTTGCCGCCAAAGGAATATAACAAGCCAGAGATAACAGCGTCAACGTAAATCCCAACATTAGCACCGAACATTTCCAAAATTTGTGTCTTATCTGGCGACCAGATTAGAATAGACATTGACAATACCTCACCCCAGAAAATTGAAATCAATTGTTTCATATTTTTAGTGAAATCAGTATCCTGCTTAAACCAACTCCAATTAGTTGAAATCTGTGTAAGCAATTGGTCAACAAAGCCTAAAAAGCCAACAAGCAAAATGCCTGTTAATTTCATTTCTGTTCCCATACTTCACCCCCTTTTTATTCGTTCTTTGATTATTGAGTATATTTTGCTTGGTATCCATATGATTAAGAAGCCAAGCAAAAAAGGCACTCCGATTAGGTAAAAGATTTTGAGCCACATAACTATGTAATCAAGCATATCTTTAAGAGTAATTGTATTTAAGTCCATACTCTATTTCCCGTTTATTCTCCAAAGAATGATTGCAAGTTCCTCTCTTGTGAGAGGTTTAGTCCAATAGTCGCTTGTGAAATATTGAGGTGCTGGTGCATTGCCATTCATAATCCTTGAACCCATAATCCATTGTTTTGCTTTTAATTCCTCTGGTAACGATTGAGAAAACTTGCTATGTATGTTTATAACATTATTAGCCCAAGAAGTATCAGCGGCGTAATAATAACCAATGGCTGAAAGAGTTTCTCCTCTGTAATACATACCGCCCGGAGTGAGGTATAACTTTTTGATTTGAGTAGCAATATAAACAATAGCGTCGTGTTTACTCATTTTTCTAACCTTGTAAGCCTCTGAATTGGGACCGTTATCAGTTATACCCCAACTAAAACAATTGTTCCAATACTTCCACCAATAGTTTGAACCCCAACCACTTTCGTGTATCGCAATGGACAAAAGGTAGTCTGCACCAATGCCAGAAGCCCTTTCGGCGTCAATGAAGGCTTGTCCATACCCAGCCAGTCCTGTGCCTTTTACATAATTGTCAATCTGTTCTGCTGTAAGGAAAGATGGACGCAATACGGTTATTGTTTGTGCTAACTGCACCGCTGTTTCTGGTGGAATTACTGCAACGCGTTGCAGTGATTGTTCATAAAAAACTCCTGTCGTTATTGAGAGGATTACAACGAGTATGGTTAAAAAGAAAATATAATATTTTAGCATTTTACACCTCCCTCGGCAAGACATTTATTGTGAACTTAATTCCTGTCGGATTATTAGGCGTCGGCGTTGAGATGGTGGCGGACACATCAAGATAGCAGTTATACTTTTCCAAAGCCTCATTTATTTCCTGTAAACACTTACTCACTCTTTCTGCCTTTTCTTGTTCTAAAATCTTTTTAGCCTCGTCTATTTTATTCTCTTCCAAGTTTTCACCTCCCCATCTTTTTGTCTCCAAGCGGCTGTTGATTTTTTAACTTTTGTCCAGAATGTAGGCACTGCGATGAAAGTTGTTGAGCCAATAAAAGAGGCAAACATTTTTACAACCCGTCGCATAAAGGCTGACACTTGCGTTGATGAATTAAAAACCGCCCGCAACAGCCTTATCCTTATGAGAAGTGCCTCAAACTTTGTCTTACCAACTATTTGACTTGCAAGACCTTTTAGTAATTGTAAGTTGCTTGCAAGCGTCGTCTTGCCACTTGTTATCGCTGATAAACCTCTTGTGGCAACAAGTTTGGCATTTAAATTGGTTTGTGTCGTTATCTTGCTTACCAACTTCTTAATTATGCTCATTTTGCCAGATACTGATGTTTGTCCAACAATAGAGCCTTTTAGAGACCTTTTAACTGACACAAAAGGTGATATTTGCGTCTTACCAGAAATGGTTGAAACAAGTTTGCGTTTAACTTGTAAATTTCCAACAAACGAAGTGCTGGCTGAAATAATAGCATTCAGAAATACCCGACCTCTAATCGCTAAATCTGCAATAAAAGATGTTGATGATTGAATAATTGCACGCAACGCCTTTTTCACAGACATAAATGGAGATATTTGCGTTGACCCACTAATAACAGAGGAAAGTTTTTTGTATATGCTTAAAAATGGAGACAAAACAGAACTCCCATTTACAGAAGCACGCAAGCCTGCAATTTTTCGTAAAGAACCACCCAAAAAAGTTGCACTACTTATTGAAGACTCCAATCTTTTAGTTATGCTTATCTTTGGAGTAAAAGTTGTGTTCATTGAAATAGTTGCTGTTAATTGCTGTGTTGTTCCCCCTGTTGAGTAAGTTATTGTAATTGATATATAGTCAACATAAATGTTAATCGCACCTGTGCTTCCGTCAGTAGAACTATTTGTAGTGCTAATAGGTGCACCAATGTTGTAAACAGGAATAGCAGAGGCGACAGCACCACCTGAATAGTAAACCTTAATTCTGCACCCAAATTGAGATGAATTAAAATCAGAATAAGACCAAGAAGCCCCCCATAAATCAGATGATGAACCAGCGGTGTATATTGCGTCTGACAGAGTAAGATAGTTAGCGTTAGATTTAGCAACACCTTTTGTTGTAAATGTAGAGCCATTCCAAGTCCCAAGTTCAATATCACCTATGTATGTAGCATTAGAAGTCGAAGCGTGTGCCTCTATTGATACTTGGATACCGTTGATAGTCGCTCCTGATGGAATATTAAATCCAAAATTATAGGCAATAAGATATCCTGTGGAAGTGTTGTTGCTATCTACACTGCAAGTTGCATAAACATTGTCAGAAGCAGTAATGTTGCTGGGGTTGCTCCAACCGGGAGACCCAGAGGAAGCACCACTACCCGCTGATGTTGTAATAGATGTCGCCATTATCTATTACTTACTAATCCTCCACAAAAGTTAATGAGCCAGCGGCGAATTGTGCTGTATCGCCATTCTGGATAGTCTTTGAGGTTGATAGGTTAGCCCAGAACAAAAGGTTGCCATTTGTTGCGGCGTCAAAGATACCAACAGCAACAACCGTTCCCCAATCAGCAGTTGCAGTTGGGAATGTAATTGTAGTTCCATTTGACTTTTGCCCATTAGAGGCTGCAGGAAAGTTGGTTGTGTTATTAGCAACAGCAACCCTTGCATAGCCTCCGCCAGACACCTCTGTTCCACCACCAGCGTCAGTTGGAGCAACCGTAAAGAGTGCAATATATACAGTTGCTGGTGGAGTATATGATACATTACCTAATACAAAGTCTAAAACTTTGTTTTCAAGATAATCGCTTTTTCCAGCCATGCTTCACCCCCTATTTATGCTTTTTCTTTTTCTTTTTATTGCTTTTTCCAGCCTTTGAGAGGGCTATCGCCACTGCTTGCTTTTGTGGATAGCCCTCTTTAATGAGTTGTCTAATGTTTTCAGAAATTCCCTTACGAGACTTACCTTTTTTCAAAGGCATTATTTCTTGCCCCTCTTTCGCTTTTGTGCTAACTTTCGGAGCGTCAAAGCAAGCCTTGCCCTTCTCCCAAGAGTGCCGCCTTTTTTGGCGGCGGCTTGGAGTTTACTTGCTGGTATAGTCTTGTCTTGACTAACCCCCAATTGCTTGTGAAGTGCCCCCGGGTGCTTTACGGCTTTTTGTATCCAATTCTTTTTCTTTTTAGCCATAAGCCTCTCCCGTCAATCTATTTATCAACAGGCTGTTCTGGAATTGAAGGCTGTGGTGGTTGGGTTGGCTGTGTAGGTTTCTGGATTGGATTAAGAGGCTGTGATACATCAGCATTAGTCTTTTGTTCCTCTACCTTTTTGTTTTCATCTTGCTTTTTAACCTTTTTAATGAGTTTCTTAAACATCTTTATCACCCCCTTTTATATTTTCGCCCTTCTTGATTTTCTGGGCGTTCTAATCTTGTTTACTTTTGCTTGTAAGCCTTTCCCTCTTGGTTTATTTGGTTGTATTTTAGGCAATGGCATTGGTTTTGGAGGAGTTATGCCTTGTTTTGTTCCACCTGTTCTTTTCCTTACAACCAAATCATCAATCGCCTCAAAAAGTCCCTTGCTTTTTCTTGGCATTATTCACCTCCAAGATTAAAAATTTGTTGTAATACCTTTAAACGATTAGGTATGCTTGTGGGATAGTCTGTGGATAAAAAGTCGTGCTTTGGTCTGTAATACATCGCTGACAAATGCACTTGCTCCAAATTTTGATACATTTGTTCAGCCGCCTCGTTAATATCATTCCCAGCACCCGTGACGACCCCAGCGGACTTATCAGAACCAACATTAACTTTAATATTGTCCTTTTTCTTAACGTCCCAAATCCAATAGTTCAGTCCGTCTGGAAAATCAAAGATTAACTCATCAGCCCAATCCTTTTTCTTTAAACTCAAGTTAAAGATGTTAATAGAGGTTGCAATTTTGTCTGCCTTAAACCTTTGCTTGTTAATTATGTAATCAAAATACACATCAGCACCACCTAATGCTGTCATCTCTGTAAAGACAGCATTATACCCCGGGCGGTCTGGACAATACTCACCAAAATAGAATGTGTTCCTTGAAGGCGAATACAATACAGAGGCGTCCCAGATTGTAAGTTCATTAGGACGCAACATAAAAGGCATTAGCGGTTGGAGGAACTTTTTGAATATCTCGCTCCCAATGTCTATGTAAAACACATAATCGCCAGAGCAACCCGTTTGATATCCTGTATCCCCTGCACCTAAAAATTTGAGTTCTATGTCCACATTAGCGGACAAGACTTCGCCATCAAAAGCAATTGCCTCTGGCGTGAACTCAATAATGTCTGTAATCTTTTCCTCTAAAATGAAGCCTTCTTTTTCATATACATCTTTGAATTGCTGTAATGTCGTTATTATTTCCTCGTGGTTAATCTTTATATCTGTCCCCTGTGGAACAAAAGTGAAAGCCTCTGGCGAATTGCCTTTTAGCACGAAAAGTTCTTGCCTCTGCTGTATGAATTTAATTGCCTCATCAATCTTTTGAAACTCAAAGTTAGGAACAGGTTGAAGGTCGTTGTAAAAGGCTTGCACCATCTGTTTTGCAAGTTTCCTGTCTTCCTCCAACCTTGCGTCCTCTTTGTGTGGCAACAAACCCTTAAACCCAGCCTCTCTTAATTTGTCAGCGTAGTTATAAAGGTAATTGAAGTCGCAAAAGATAAAAAACTCGTTTTTGCTTTTGACTTTTAAAAGTGCNTTTAGAAGGACATCTGCGTCATATTTGTGCTTTAAAAGTCCATCATAAAGTTCAAGCCTTCTTTTATGAGTTTCTATGTCCTCTGTTTGTTTAATACCTAATTTGCCCCAATTATCAACAATTCCAACATAAACTTCATATCCGGCTTGTTGAAGTTGGTAGGCTATTGGCAATGACTCACCGAGCATTGTAAAGAAGGCAAATACCATAGCACCTCCAAAAGGGGAGGGGCGTGAAGCCCCTCACTTTTATACGGTTATATTGGTTAATACAGCGTGTGCGTTCCTGTTGGAAATTACAAGAGAATAAATGGTATCAATCATTGCAACATAGTCGTAGTTGGTGGTGCTAATCTGTTTGAACTCTGATAACTTGAAATCTGCCTCTGGGTGGACTACAAATTTAATGTAGTCGCTGTTAATGAAATACATCTTTCCTGCAACTGCTGGGTCGGTAGAGAATATGATTGGAATACCGTCAAAACTTGCACCAACTTGGAAGCCAAGTTTGGTTGCAAATTCATCTTTAATCTGGAATGCACCCTTATCGTAACTTGTAAATGCGTATGCCTCATAAATGTCTTGCGAGGTTAAAATTAGATTTGGCTTACCCCATTTGTATGTTAAGGTGTCAAGAACTTTAAACATATTCTTAATCAGCCCTGCATTTTCATCGTAGGTAAAGACGTGGGACATCCACCAACTTGCGTCATTAACGCTGATATCACCCACTTTCACGGTATTACTTCCATCAGTTGCGTCAGTGTTAGAAATCAATTGATGAAGTCCAAAAACAGGTCTGTTTGCGGCAGTGGAGTAGTTCATAAAGAAGTATCTTTCAAAGTCGTTAGCCGCACCTTTTGCCATCCTGTCTAAAATCTTTTTAGCAAAGTCTTCAAGAGTGTAAGCACCTCTTTCAACTAACATCCACTCTTTATATGTAATCTTAACGGGTAGGTTATAGAATGCCCAATCAAACCAAGCCTCAGTTGCAATTTCGGGTCTGTTCTGTGGGGTAGGAATTTCACCAACACCGCTCCAAGTTGTTCCCGATACGGTTCCGTATTCAAGCCCAACCATAATTCTCTTACCGCCTTTTACATCAACGAGAGACTTACCCTTCTTCAAAAAGTCCATCAGTGGGTTATACTGATAAATCTGGTTTACAAAACCTTTAATTATGGACTTCTCTTTTACTAATGCATTTAGTGTATCAATTGTTAATGCCATTTAACATCGCCTCCTTTTTTAAAAATTTTTTGTTTGCGTAAAGCAAAAGATGTAATACTTTACACAAAAGGTTTTTTGTTTTTTGGAGACTTTACGCACCCCAAGAGGCGATAAAACACTGCAACGTGTTGCAGTGAAAAATCAACCAAACTTCTTACCTTTTAAAAGTGCAAATGCCTCATCAAGTGAACGAGGTTCAAATTCCACATTTGCACCTTGTCCTGATGGAGTTTCGGTAGAGGCGTTTTTCCTTGCTTCGGATACTTGCGACATTTCGGTCTCTTTCCGTTTTAACGAAGCCAAGTAAACGTCCTCTAAAATGTCAAGGTCGTTTACAACTCCACCAGTCTTTCTATAAACTTCTAACAAGACGTCCACCCTGTTAAAAGGTATCGGAGCGTCTTTGTATTTCTGTTCCAGTTCATTGCACTTCTGGTTAATCTCTGAAATCCTTTGCTGGACTTCAAGNNCTTGNTTTTCCTCATCAGGCTTTTCAGTTTGCTGTTGTGGCTGTTGTGTTTCTTGCTGTTTCATCGCCTGATTGAGGGTTCTAATTTTTTCTTTGAGTTCTTTGATAATCTTNTTTTTCTCTCTTACTGCTTTTGACAAATCACCCTTTTTAGGTGGTGATTTGACTTCAACGGGTTGTTCCTCGCTATTAAGCAATTCATCAATTTCCCGTTGGAGTTGTTCAATCTCCCTATCTAATTCCTCTGCAACTTGTAATTCGTCGGTGGCTTCGCCTAACCCCTCCGACGCAGGGGGATTAGTTGCTTCGGGTTCGTTAAGGAGATTGTTGATTTCATCATCCATTCTATCACCTCACTATAATAAAGGGCTTGTCTTTTCTGTTTCGTTCTGATTAGCGCCAGAAGTCTCTGGCGATGTTTCAGTCTCGTTGGACTGCTTATTCAAATACTCAAAATGCACTTCGCCCTTGTCGGGGTCAACATCTGCAACTTTTAACAGAATAACATCACCGGGTTTAACATCGTCTGGAATTAAATCTTTTGAAATACTAATTCCACCTTTTGTCAGATTGGGACTATTAATCGTGTCCTTACCAGAATTTGGTTTTTGTAACGACGTTACAATCTCATTAAAAGCGTCTGTATACTTTCCTTTTTGTGCCATCGCTTCACCTCCTTATACGCCAACCCCTCTCTCGCCTGTTTGGGCGGCGACTTTTTGTTCTAATTGAGCCTTCTGTTGCTCTGCTTCTTTCACCTTATCTTGTGGTGTAGGTGTTTGTAATTGCTCTGCCTGTTGTCCTTGTGGTTGTCCTTGTGCTTGCCCCATTATTTGTTGTAATGCTTGTGCTTGTTGCTGTTGATTATTCTTTTGTTCCTCTAACACGTCAAGCAATTGTATATTCTCTGTAAGTCTTGCAAATGTTTCAAGGTCAATCTTATTTTGTGCCAACAAGCCAGCAAGTAAGTTGTTCCTTGCCAATTTATCCTCTGGTAATGGGTCTGATAGGTCAAAGAACAGATTAAACTTAATATCAAGTTTATCAATCAATTCATCAGCATTTTTAAACTTTGTCCCAAGTATAGTTTCTAAATCTTTTTTGCTGTATAGTTTCTTAATCATACTTACCCATATTCTGCCGAACCTATTCATATCACTTGCTATTTCAGTAAGGTCAGCCTCAAAAGTTAAGTTTGCCGCCTGTTGCTGTGCTATGATACCAGACGCTGTTCTTTGTGCTTCTCTGCTTACAGCGTTCAGTGCATAAGTTCCACTTAATTGTTGCATAAGTCCATAACCGCTATATTGTGCTATTGTCAGCCATCGTGGGTCAGCGGCGTTTAAGTTCAAAGTTCCAATTACCTCATCTTGATTTGAAAGCGTAATAATTTCTCTTGGGTCGTTTGAAATCTTTAAGTCTTTATCAGTTGTGTATATCCTTCCATTGTTTGTTATTAGCATACCATCAATCAAAAGCCCAAGAGATTTATTATGTAAGTTTTGCGGGTCAATTAAAAAGGCAACCAACGACTCACCCCATAGGCGGTCAGAACTTTTGTATGGAGTAATCGTGAATATTGGAAAGTCATCATAGCCTGTTATCTTTTTAACCTCTTTCACATCTATTATCTGTTTGTCTATCCAAGTTATACACACAGGCTCATCAAACGTCAAGCCACGATACCAACTCTCATACAAAAGGATAGAGGCATTTGGGTCTTTGCCTTCAAGTTTTACGCCATACTTTTTCTCTATATACTCCTGTGGCTTTTTGAATACGAAATGTATGAACCTTGCGTCTTTTAAATTCTTTGCATACGGGTCAACATAAACATCTAACGGGCTTATTGGAACAATATCCACTTCATTTATGTCATCGTCCCAAACGAGTTTAAACCAGCCCGTTCCATATATCAAAGCGTCTTTATAAACGATTGCTAACTTACCAGAGAAGTCGTTTGTTTTCCACAAATACTTTAAGATATATTGCCAAGCAATTGCTACATCGCCTTGCCCTGTTCCGACGGGCAAGACATCAATATAAACTTTTCTTTTTCGTAAAGAATTAACACGCTGGTCTATGATTGTTTTTATAAAGTTGACAACAGGTTTAGCAACATAGCCAGACGAGTCAAAAGGCATTCCATCTTTATCTACTTCCCATTGTATTGAGTCATACCACATCTTATAGATACGCAATCTGTTTTGGGAAACAAAATTCTTTTCCGCTACGCTATTCTTTGCGTCTATAAGAACAACATCTGACTCTTTTTTCTGGACTGCATACAAGAAGTCATCACGCACTCTTCTCAATACGCTATTTTCTTTTTCATCTTTATTTGCTTCTTTAATCAAATCCTGTATCGCCATATCGCCTCCTTAAAAGATGTCCCGCCAATCAAGGTCAGGCTTTACTTTCGGGTTCATAACTTTTTCATATAATCCCTTAAAATGCTCCTCTATCCAATTCATTGCTTTTGCCTCTACTTTCGGTGCTGGTTTATATTCACGCTTTAATTGATTAGACAAAGTAAGGACTAGGTATTTTCTCGCTGTGATTGCGTGGTCGTTTCCATCTGGGAGCGTGCCATCTTTTTTCCATATATACCCCATATCCTCATCAAGCATACGATAACACTTTGGGCTTATTGTTATTTTCCCTTGTCTAAACAATTTTACCAATGTTTCAACGCCCATTGTGTTATCATTTTCGCCCCTTATCCACTCAACTTTAATNCCCCATTCTTTAAAATATTTTTCTATTTGTTTCTGATATATCAACCCGCTTGGGTCATAATAAATCTTTTTTATTTTATACTTTTCAATTAAGTCAGCAAAGCCTTTTGCGTGGACTTCCAAGTCTGGGTCTTGCTTGTAATATTCATCTATGAAGTGAATACCTGTTGAGTTTACAAATGCAACTTCAAGGACTGTTGGGTCGCCAACACCAAAGTCGGCACCCGCATAGCAAACAGATTGCCCATCCCATTTTAAATCTTTAACTACAACATCCCTGTCATAGTTAAAGACAAGACCCTCTGGCTTGGTATAGACACCGAGATAATAGAAGGCAAAGTCCTCTGGTCTCATCATCTCCATATCTTTTTTAAACCTTTGCCTATCAAACGCTGGATTCCAAATAGAAGGCATAGTAAGGAACAAGACATCGGGGTCGCCGTCATCAAATCGTCGCTTGAAATCTGTATATAGCCAACTATCGCCTTTTCTGTATGGGTTAGAGATAAGCAATAGTTGTCCGTTATATAAGTTTGTCCTGTTCTTTACCATCTGATAGGCAATGTATGGGCTTTGACCCGCCTCGTCCATTACTGCTCTATGAACGTGTGAACCCTGTATATGCTCTGGGTTATCAGTTGACGAGAAGTAAATTCTGCCAAATTCGTTTCCGTATATTCTGTGCTTTTTAGATATCCATTCACCCTCCAATTCAGTCCCCTTAAAGAAATCCATTACTGTTGGTATCATAATCCTTTCAACCATATCAAATGTAGGTTCTGTTAAGAGATATTCGCCCCATTTCCTGTCCACCATATCCAATGCTATCCAAACAGGAATAAGTGAAGTCTTACCAGAGCCTTGCCCCGCCACGACAGCGATTTCTCGCTGTTTAGCCAGCAAGACAACCATCTGTAATAGATGAGGGTGAACGATTTTGCTTGTCGCTGTTTCAGTCCAAAGGCTCATCTTTTGTTGTCAAGGTAATCTGGTGGCACAGGGACAGAATAACCAGCCTTGCCGAGAACGTCCTTGTAAGCCGTTCCATCTCGTAAGCCATCAACAATTCTCTGCAACTCCTCCCTGTGCGGGAACTCTATGATTATCTTTTTCTTTTGCACCAAGTCATTAGACTGCTTAATAAACTCTGTTAATTCTCTCAAAGCCGCCATCTTTTCCTTCGCTGACGACTTTGGATTTTCCACTATTGACGTTAACACAGCCATTCTTATGCTGTCAATATGTTTAATAATATCAGAGCCTATAAAGGCGTCGGAGGAGGCAAACTCTTTTATCTTGTCAGCCCACTTATTCTGCCTTGACATTTCTTTTACTACCCAAATGTCAAGGTCAAAATGTTCGGCTACTTTATCAAGGCTACGCTTTTCCCCTAACGAGACATAATACCAAAAAGCCGCCTCCGCTATCAGAGGGTTGTCAATGACTTGTCCTGACTTTTTTGGGCGTCCGCCCTTATTCTTTTCAACCTTATTAGATTGAGGTTCTGATTGAGTTTCTTGGGTTTCGCCCTCTGGCTTGGCGGTATCTTGTTCTATTGCCTGTTCCTCAACTTTATCTTTCTGTTCCTGTTCTTTCCTTGTCTCTTTGTCTTTCCCCATCTTTCCCCCGAGAGGCTAACTTTTTCAACCACCAAGTTGAAAATCTCCCCTCTCATATATATAGCGAAATAGGTAATAGATTTTCCACCCACCTCATACCCCCTATGTTGGTTGAAAACTCTAAACACCAATTCTAATCAAGCCTCTGATTTAAAATTTTAGGTTCGCTCGGTGGGGGAGTTGCAATTAATGCCGCCCCGCCCCGCCTCGCCATTCTCCATCCTGCCTACACCCCAAGAAGCCAGTCCAGAAGCGAGCCCGNGCAAGCAAGATTATTATTAAGCAATATCTCACTATTACTTAATCGCCAGCCATATAACAATCTCCAAGTGCCAACAAAAAAGAAAAAGAGCGGGGGCGGTGCCTTGCAAGTGCCTAAATGCAATCGAAAAAGAGTGCGGGCGGTGGGGAACTGCAGCCCCACAAACAATAGCAGCCCCACAAACAATAGCAGCCCCGCAAATGATAGCAGCCCCGGAAACAATAGCAACCTTGCAAACGATTAGCAAATAGCAAACCTATAAACAATAATAACCTCATATATAGCAATCTTATAGCAGCCAAAAAGATATTCGCCTTTTGCCAACAAATGCAGTAATAATGCGGGGTTTTGAGGCCTCTTGCAAGGATATAGGAAAATGGATATAATAATATTGGAGGTGCAAAAAATGATTTATGAGGCTTTTTTGATGTTAACAAAAATTTATTTGCTTGTTTTTTTGATTGCAGTTTGGAGCGTTTGGAGTAGCAAAAAGAAGTAAAAAGCATTCGCCGCCGGCGGGGGTGTAAAAGCCCCCGCCTTTTTGTTTTTCTATGCAACGCGTTGCAGTTTTTTTTATTTTTTCTGAAAAGGCGAATAAATTTTCTATTGACAAAAATAAAAAATATGATATAATAACATTAGAAGTAAAAAAATAAAAATTTGAAAGGAGGCAAAAAATGAGTAAAACAAAAGAAGTAAAATTTAAACTTGTAGGTTTTGAGGTTGTAACGATGTGGGGTGGTGGTAAGGGTTTTGCTAATCTGTTAATTAAAACAGATGAAAAAGGTCTTGAAAAAATAAAACAAAACCCACTTCAAGATTATTTGAGTTTTGGCGTTGAAAATGTTGACTATGTAAATTTTGAGGTTTACAAAATTGAAGTAACAAAAACAGAAAAAACAGTTACCACAAAAGAATTTACAGAACCTGTTGAAACGATTGAGGCGGGGACTTATGACCTTACAGAAAAAGAGGAGGACTATTTAGCAGAACTTTTAATGGAACCTCCAGAGGTTATAAGGTATTGAGTAAAAGGCGGGGTGTAAAAGCCCCGCTTTTTTTACGCAATCAGTAAGTTAGGATGTTTATTGAGGTATTTAACTTTCAAAAGAAACGATGAAAAAACGGAGATTATTGTTTATACAAACAATGTAAAAAAGAGCATAGAAACAATTCTTTTGAAAGCAAAAGAAACGAGGGATATCCTTAAATACAACGAGGATATATTAAAACAAGCGGGGTCAATACCCCGCTTTTTTATTTTGTTATTGTATTTTGTTATTGACCGCAACGCGTTGCAGTTGTTTAAAAACACGAACATTTATTCTCTTGACAAAAACAAAAAATGTGATATAATACAATTGGAGGTGATAAAATGAGAGTAAATATTAAGATTAACCTGACCAAGGGGACAGACCCGCAAAAGACTGTTTTCTTGGTTAAAAGAATTAGATGGGACAGAAGAAATAGATGGATAAGGGCTTACGGTGTGGTTGTTTGTGGTGATAGTAGATGGGAACACGAACAAGTATTTTACATCCCTTATCTTTTGAGGTTCGAAAAGAAAAGAGAGGAAATATTAAAAAAATTGCCACTCCGAATTGATTGAAAAACAAAAGGCGGGGCGTTGTCCCCGCTTTTTTAATTGGGGCGGTTTTATACCGCTCTTTTTTTATTTCACTGCAACGCGTTGCAGGAATTAAAAACACGAACAAATTTTCCTCTTGACAAAAATAAAAAACGTGGTATAATAATAGTGGAAGTAAAAAATAAAAATTAAAGAAGGGAGGAAAAAGAAATGACAAAAGAACAATTAAAAGAGGATTTAAAGGATGTAAAAGAACTGTATTTTGTGCCTACAAATTCAAACTTCACAAGGTTTAATGTGTATTATCTTAAAAACGGCGGGCTTGCGTTGGTTTGGATTGATGTAGAAGAAAAAGACACCCCAAATTATTGGGTGCCGTTACATTACACCCGTAGCGGTAACTATATAGGTGGTTACTTTCAAGTTAATGCTTATGGAACTAATAGAATTTTTGAGGTTACTTATTCATTGGGTCAATGGTTATTTGGTGATGGTTACAAATTTAAAGGTGTCCCATTAGCGTAAAAGAGGGCGGGGCTTTCGCTCCGCTCTTATTCTATTTTAATGAAAGGAGGCTTTTGAAATGAAACAAAAAAGAACAAGAAGGCTTAACGAACAAGAGGAACAAACTTTAATTAAGTATTTGCAAAAGAAACGAGGCTCATTTAATGGACTTGCTTTATTTAATGAAGGTTATCCGTGGTATATAACACCGCAAGGATTTATTTATTCAAAAAAGGTTGATATTGACTTTGTATGGGATTTAATAGCAAATGAAATTTAAGAAAGGAGGCTTTTTAAAATGAGTAAAGAAGCAAAAGAACTTGCAAAAGAAATTAAAAAAGAACAAAAGAAACTTATAAGTTATGCAAAAAGGCACGGGCTTTATGAGGACTTCGGGCAGGCGGAGTATAAAAAATTGGAAGACAAATATATGGACTTGTATTATACAGACAAGGATATAGCAAGGCTACTTGATGGCTTTTTTGATTGGTGTATAAATTATGATGGTAAATAAAAAGAGGCGGGCTATATCCCGCTCCGCTTTACAAAAATAAAGAAGGGAGGCGATAAAAATGACAAATTTTGAAGAGAAACTAAAAGACTTTTTAATCGGACAGGAAATCGTAGAGAACTTATGGCTCAAAAGCGTAGAGGAAGCAAGAGAGGAATTAGAGAATGATTGGGACTTGTTTGAAACCGCTCGGAACATCTTTCAGGACACACTCGTAGAATTTGTGTATGATTGGATTGCAGAAAACATAGCAGATGAAACCGCAAAAGAACTACTTACAGAGGCTGTTAATGATGTGGACTTTGACGACCTTGTAAATGCAATCGTTTTAGAACAGAGATTGGAGGTGTAAAAATGAGGACACAAGCCTACAAAAATGAGATATCTTATATAATCACAATCGACGACGATGTTTTTGAAATGGATAGCAAAGCAAATCTACCTAATGGTGTGAACTTATACATAGGTAAGAAAAATGAGATAAATAGAAGGTTTTTTGGCAAAAGGGTTGCCCTCCGTGACTTGCCCCGAGGCGTCATCGAAGGGATAAAAATCAGAAAAAAACTAATTCGAAAGGGGTGTTGAAAATGGTATTCATAGACTTCCTTTTAAGAATTTTTGAGATTGTAGTTTTATTCTATTTGATATACGCTTTCATTACAGAGGTATTGAAACCACAAAAATAAAAAAGGAAAGGGGGTGAATACAATGATTGGAGGCTCAATTGCAGTAAGAGTAAAAGAGAAGTATAAGAAAAGTAAAGCACCAAGAGTTGACAAAAAAAGAATGAAAAGAAACAAAAAAGTAAATTGGAAAACATTGATAAAGTAAAAAAGCCCGCCCCCTTGCGGGGCGGTATTTATTGCAAGGGAGGTGATAAGAATGGAACAGGCAAAATTAAGCGACTATGCAAAGATTTTTACGCTATTGTTAAAAAGGTTTGAAGATGTAGACACTGCAATAGCGTGGCTAAAAGACTATGGAACTTTATTCAAGGATGGCGATAACATTGTTAACACTTTTAATTTAAAGGTTGCAAGCGAGGAAGTATTGAATGAAGTAAAAATTTTTATAGGAGGAAAAGAATGGAACGAGTAATTAGACAAGAACTTGAAACATTAAAAACGCTTGCGGGTGAAATTGAAACGGACTTCTCAAACCTATTAGATGGCGTTAATGGAATAGAGGTGCAATATATAAAAGCAAAAATTAAAAAACATCTTAACACCTTGCAAACGCTTGTTATTGATTTGAAAACAGATTTAGAATGGATAGAAGAATGGAGGGAAAGATGATTAAAATAATATTAGGACTTGCGATTTTGGTTGCAACAATGATTAAGCATAAGAGGCGATAAAAAGAAAACAGGACTTGCAAGGGCGGGGCTTTATGTCCCGCTCTTTTTTATTTTATCTCTTTTTTGAACTTTCATTTTAAGGCTCAAAAATAGGGGGTGTTTTTTCAAAAAGGTATAAAAGTATTATCCCCACCCTCTTTACGCAAATTTGATATGTTTATGTGCAAAATAGAAGGTATTTTAAAGTCCTCGTATATACACCAGACAGATATCCTTTTTAGGAGGACAAAAAACACTCAAATTATCCTTTTAGGAAGGATAAAACGGGCGGGCTATTTACTGCAACGTGTTGCAGTAAACTTTTAGGACAGGAATCCACAACCTCAAAAAGTTATCCACAACCCTGTGGATAACTCTGAAAATTATCCACAGAATTATCCACAGGAAAAGTGTAGGTAAAAAGCCACTTCTTGGGACTTATCCACAATATCCACAGCCCTTATTATTATTATTATCAGTTAATCTTTTAATTCTTACGAATTAAAAGATTAACAATTCAACCTCAGAGAGGTTGAATTGGGGGGCTGATTTTCAACCTAATTGAAAAAAGACTTTTTTGAACTTCTTACTCTCTATTGCGATTTTTAAGAAAATTTAATCAAAATTCATAGAGCCATTATTGGCACATTATTTTAGGCTCGTGAAATACATCACGATATATATCACGACGTGATAAGATACTTGACAAGAAGTTGACTTTCGCTATAATAATAGTGGAAACAAAAAATTAATCACTGCAACGCGTTGCAGTGGAAAGGGAGGTGAGATAATGGAAACAATTGAGTATGCAATCAGAAAGGAACTTGAAAAGAAGTATGAAAAAGAAGTTAAGGAACTAATCAAAAAGGTTTATCAACAAGTCAATGGCGATGAAAGGCTAATCCCCGGTAATCTCGGTGATGAATTGGAACGCCTTTTAAAATCAAAGCACAACGGGAAAGATGTAGATGACTGGTTNATTAGGATTGGACTTTCTTATGTAGATTGGGAATTAGTTGGTGAAGACATATATTACAGGTATGAANGGGAGGTGATATAATGCAAACAATTGAAGATTTANTTGTAGAGGAACTTAAAGAAAATTATGAGAGTATCGCAAAGGAATTGATTAAAAAGGTGTATGAGGNTATAAGCGGGAATAGTGATTTATTAGTTCCTTATNTCGGTGATGAATTGAGATTTTTTATGATGGACAACTATGACGGTAAGACTTTACAGAAAAGGCTCATCAGACTTGGTTTGACCTCCGTTGATTGGGAAGAGGTTGCAGAGCGAATTTTAAATATTTTTGAGGAGGTGATATAATGGGTTTTGTATTAGAAAGCAAAAAAGAATTTAATCCGTTAGAGGATGGTATTTATCAATCAGTATGTGTTGGAATTTACGATTTAGGAACACAAACAAATAAGATTGATGGCAAGGAAAGGCATAAGTTAATGATTGAATGGGAAATTCAAACGAACGGTTTATATTATGTCCACAAGACTTACACCGCTTCATTAAAGTCCAATTCAACTCTCTTTAAAGATTTAGTGAGTTGGATAGGCAATATAGAAGGCTCTTTTGATTTAGAAAAGTTGCTCGGTTTAAATGCTCAAATAATGGTAAAGAATGTGGATATCAATGGGAAAAATTACATCAATGTAGTCTCTGTGATGGGAATACCTAAAACAATGAAACCGATTAAACCTCAAAAGCAACCTGTATTATACACATTAGAACAAGGCTTTACATTCCCAGAAGGTATTCCTGAATGGATACAGAACATCATTAAAAATTCAAAAGAGTATCAAATGTTTTTAGAAACCGTGCCTTTTAATTAAGAGGTGGATAATGGACGGTGTTGAAGTAAAAGTTTATAGATTTCAAAAAGGTAATTTGCTTGCTATAATTGCCTCCGAGGATTATGAGGAAGCCAAAATGCTTGCAGAGAAGGCTTTTAACACAGACCCAGAAGGGGTGCGAATATACAAAAAGACAAAAGCAAGGCTGATTTATATGNAGGATTTAGATGAATTATTGTCTTTTGATGATGTGTTTAGAATGCTAATTCAAGAGGTTGAAAAAGAGAAAGGAGGACTGACTAACTAATGGATATCAGTTATTCTGCCCTTCATACATATTTGACTTGCCCGACACGATTTGCTTTGAAATATCAATTTAGGATATCTGAACCCCAAAGTGATTGGGTGGTGCTGGGACAAATGTTGCATAACGTCATAGAAACCTATGCTGAACTTGGTGATGGCGTTTTTAAAATCTTTTTAGACAACGCAAACGAATGGAGAAATATGGTATCTGCTCCTGTGTTAAGTGAGGAACAATTTTACAATCAAGTAGAGAGAAGTCTGGATATATTACAGGTCGTGTTGCAGGACTTTGATTTAAATAACATTGCACTTGAAAAAGAGTTTAGGCTTCCGTATAAACAAGGATACGATTTGGTGGGACGGGTGGATTACCTGTCCCCCAACCTTCTTATGGATTGGAAATTCAAAAAAGATTTTAGAAACCTTGACCCGCTCCAATTGTCTTTTTACAAAAGGCTTGCTGGGTATAAAGGAAAAGCAGGTTGGTTTGTAATCACTTGGAGCGGGGATTATAAGTTTATAGAGGCGGACACAAGCATAACAGATGAACTTTTAGACAACTATTTAGAGGATTTGATTGTAGCAATTGAGAGGAACGACTTTCCTCCAACTTCTAATGCTTGTAAGTGGTGTCCTTATAAGAATGTATGTAAAGCAAGCGACTTGGAATACGAGGAATTTTTTCTTGAATGAAAGGGGGTGTTATTTATGCTTTTTAGCGTAAGCAAAGTAGAGAAAATAGAGAAGGTAAATGGATTAGACAAGTGCTGGTTGACACTTGTAGATAAAGACGGAAAAGTATATGAGAAGGTTGGTTTTGTAGGCAATGTAGAAGTTGGTGATTATATAAATGGCGAGGTTGCAGATGTTAATCAGGGCGGGAAATCATATAAGGTATTCAAACAAAAGAAAGAAGAGCCACTGCAACGTGTTGCAGTAAATCAAAA